ACGAAGGTCGCTGAGGCGGACGCAGACTCCGACTCCAGCCGATTAGTGGTCGCTGACGGGGCGGCGAAGGTTGCCGTGGCAGATCCGGAAGCCGCCAGCTCTGCGGCAGTAGTAGCCGACGGGGTGGCGAAGGTTGCGGAAGCGGACACCGACTCCGCATCCGCCGAGGTTGCTGAGGCTGACGGGGTGGCGAAGGTTGCGGAGGCGGACACCGACTCCGACTCCAGCCGATTAGTGGTCGCTGACGGGGCGGCGAAGGTTGCCGTGGCAGATCCGGAAGCCGCCAGCTCTGCGGCAGTGGTAGCCGATGGTGTGGCGAAGGTTGCGGAGGCGGACACCGACTCCACATCCGCCGAGGTTGCTGAGGCCGATGGTGCGGCGAAGGTCGCTGAGGCGGACACCGACTCCGACTCCAGCCGATTAGTGGTCGCTGACGGGGCGGCGAAGGTCGCCGTGGCAGACGCAGACTCAGCCTCAAGCCTGGAAGTGGTAGTGGTGGGAGAAGCGAAGGTCGCTGAAGAAGACGCTGACGCAACTAGATCCGATGCAGTAGTAGCCGACGGGGTGGCGAAGGTTGCCGTGGCGGATGCGGAAGACGAAAGCTCCTTGACTGCCGATGCTAGTGGTGAAGAGAATGTTGCGGAAACACCGGGCACCGACAACTCTAAAATCCGAGACCCCTCAGCAGCAGGAGCCGCAAAGGTCGCCGAGGACGAACCAGATACATTTAGTACAACTTGAGTTGAGGCGGACGGAAGAGCAAACGAAGCAGTGGCCGAGCCGGTGCTACCGTACTCCGCTGCCGCAGAAGACGATGGGCTAGCGAAGGTGGCAGAAGCATTTGCTGTTCCGGTGTATGTCGTGCCAGACGGTGCCTCCTTGAAGAAGAGCGACATCGAAACGCCGGAGTTTGTTTCCTGAGTCCCAGGTGTAGCCCAACCGTAGTAGGAAGAACCCGTGGTTGTCCAGTTCCCATTGAAGGCAGAAAAAGACCCTGATCCGCTATACTTCTTGAAAAACCATGTGAGCTGATGCTTACTACCTACAATGGAGTTGCCGCCAAGGGAAGTTCCGCTAAGAGGCCAAGTAGCAGTCGAGTCAACAGCCGTCGATCCCGTGCCCGAGGGAGAAGTTATGTGATTTTCTATCGAGATACCTCTTCTGATTGAACAGAAAAAGACATTCATGAAATCGTTGCCGACAGTCCCTAGGCTCCATGCACCACCGATTCCAGCGTTGTCGCTGGGTTGTCGCCACTCATAGTCTGGTTGGTCCGGAATGATAAACGATGAAGACCGGCAAGCATCTATCATGTCCGTTTCAGCGGAAGTATCCGCTCCCCTGACCACAAAACAGCTGATTTGCCTTGGACAGGTGCCACCGCCGGTAGCAGCCGAATCGGAATAACTAACGGTCTGTGCGGTGCCAGATCCTGCAAGAGCGTGACTACTGGTTATGGGCAATACCCAGATCCCCATCGCCTGTCGCCCACCATTGGTTCCTGACCCAACTTTGTTGTATCCAAAATCTATGAAGTCCGTAACATTCGTCGAACCATCACTGTTCGTGCAACTGGCAACTTGACCAGACACATGGACTGGATTCCCGCCAGCATTACCCGGAGAGAGGCTATTATTATCTCTTTCTTCGGTATGCTGAAGCACTAGGTAATCGCCAACTGCCAAAGAACCACTTGACCCAACCGAGGTGATTGTCACCGACAGGAAGGAGGAGTTCGCTGAAGCGTATAGATTTGGACTTCCTTGTAGATCCAGTACCTCAAGTGCCATCAGGTCACCGTCAGTTCAACTGTCAGCGTCCCCGGATCCTGGCACTTCGTTAGGTAGAAGGTGATCTGCTCACCTTGGGCTGCACCGTAACTGACGGAAGGGCTAGTCCCGTAAGTGCTTGCACAGGTGATGTCCGTTCCTAGCAAGTACGACGAAGCATACGGATTCGTACTCTTGTAGGGATGTCCACTGGGCAGGGTATTTGATGCCCCACTCCCCCAGTATTTATGGGCAAAATATCCCTCGATCAGTTGGCGGTTAGTGTCTGACAACGCCCCCTCGAATAACATCAACTCGCTGATGGCACCGTTCAGTCTGCGTAACTGCGGGGAGCCATTTCGGTCCCTGCCCAGAACTGCCATGCCATTCCAGGTCCAGCCACCACCGAGGGAGGCCAGGGTGATCGGCCCTGACGAATACAAAGATGTGCCGTCAACCCACTCAGACAACCTCGATTGAGTCGAACTCTGGTTTGAGCATTTCAAGCACCGGATCTCGTCGTTGCCAAGGTCTGGATCTCCGTGATTGTATTCCTGTCCGTTGTCGTTTCGGACCCTTAGATCGCCTCCCTTGTGCCCCCAAGTCGAGTTCCATGCTGTGTCAGAAACATCGTAGGTTCCCATGATCGGAGAGTTGTTGCTTGAAGTGTAGTCTCCAATGACTGCGAAGGCAGTGAAGTCTGCATCGTAAGCAAGTGCGTGAGTACCTGTGAAGCCCGTCATATATTGAGATCCGTCGAAATCAATGCCCTCGTTGGAGCCGGGGCCAGTTACCGTCTTGTAGAGAGGACGATCTCCTGACGCTTGCTGCCTGAAAGTTGCCTGATCTTTATCCCACGACCTCCACATACTGACGGAATCACCATCAGAGGCACCAGCAGGGGAGCCAACATCTTCAGCCCTGAAGTGCCAGAGCATTTCCCCGTTGTCGTCGAAATCAGAATCATCCATGAGGGGGGCATTCGGTGTACCCATCTTCAGGTTGAAGGCAGCAGTACCCGAAGAAATCTTGGCCCGGACTCCAGTAATGGTCTTGCCTGAACCTCGATATAAACCGATAGAGCCAACTGCGCCATGACTTGTTAGGGAGGGATGGCAGTTATCAAAAGTGAACTCGTAAACAGCCATGTCGCTCTCCTAATAGCAGGGGGACGGTGATCTCAGTGCCCCCGTCCCCCCGCTGAGGAGGTGTGTTTCTTTACTTTCGATTTCCCGGACGACGATACTTGATCTGTCGCCGAGGAGCTGGAGAGGACGCTGGCTTTTTCTTCTTTTTCTTCGCCATCATCGCCTCTTGGTTTTCTTCTTGGCCTTCTTCTTACCGGCTGGCTTCGGAGGGTGCGTGAGGGTTTGAGAGAGTACGGTGACCTGGGGGTCTTTACCTCCGGGTCACCATACCCGGTACTACTGCTATTCCAACCCACTACAGCGGCTTCCCATACCTGCGCTTAGTCTTCCTGGTTGGCCGCTTCTTGGTGGCCTTCTTCTGTGCGGCTGTCTTCTCTGTTGATCCCGCCTTCTTCTGTTTGTATGTCTTCTCTGTATGGCGGGCTTTTTTCCGGGCCGCATCCCGCTTCTTCATAGCCTGTTTTTCTTTGAAAGTGTTCTCTTCCCCTGTGCGTATAGTGCGGGGGTCGTGCCCCCTACTGGCATCTACTTGATTCTTCTGTCTATATGTCTTTTCCCCTTTGACCGACATGGGGCTGTGAGTCGTACCATGTCGTGGATAAGTCCCCGTCCCTTGCCGAGATGCCTCAAGAGACTTCATCGCACGGACTCTCTTCGCCTTATCACCCGCCTTCTTGATTACCGCCTTATCCGCAGCCGTGGGTTTCCTACGACCAGTCTTACCTGTCTTTTTCTTCTTTTTCTTAGGTGGCATTTCAGCTCCTTAGCTTACAGCGAGGCCCGAAGTGAAGGTCACATTCAAAGTATCAGATGCCGTAATTCCCGTGATCCCCGAACTGAAGTTTGCCGTCGCAATCAGCGTCCCGTTCGTACCAGCTGAATTCTCAGAATACACATAAGCACCCACAACAGCGTTGCTCTGGGCAGCACCCACAAACGCCACCGCTGAAGAGTTGGTAATCTGCACAGGCGAAGTTCCAGAAGGGGCACCCGCAGTCCATGGTTGTGCAGTCCATCCGGTGCCGGTGGTGGGAGCATAAGTGCCGGTATCAAAGGAAGCACCAGTACCACTAACCGATGTGGCATATGTGTCGCCGATGACGAGCTGCGGGCCAGTCGAAGCGGCAGAGTTCGTGAAGCAATGAATCTTCAGAGTGCGGTTTGCTTGACCCAGGCTCACTGGGGTTGCAAGGGCGCGGCAACTCTGCCAAATTTCCGAGGCAAACTCTGTGGTCGTACCGTTCCGGGCAATATCTTCGTACAAGACATTCCCATCCTTGTCCGTCAGGACCACATGGAAGACACCAACCTCAAACCCACCACGAGCATCGCCCATAATCGCTTCAACTTTTTGCGATCTAATCACCTCGGGCATTGCCGAGCAGCTGATCTTTCCCTTTGCGTCAGACATTTAATCTCCTTATGCCAATGACATTTCAAAAGTTACTTTAAGGGTATCTGAAGTACCCACATTCACATCTCCAGCAGAGAAACTTGCCGCTGCAAACAAAGCATCGCTTGCGTTGCTGTTCGCTCCAACAGTGCTTGAGTTGGCAAGGAAGGCTCCCTGGATCGTCTGGGTACTCCCAAACCCCGTGTAAGTCGCATCGGTCCATGTCACCTTGGAGGCCGATACCGTGCCCCCGTTATCCGTCGCCGACCAAGTTCCCGAAACCCGCGCAGTGTACCCGCTACCATCAAGAATCTCGCCCCAGCCATTTACCAGGGTCGATCCCGTTTGGCGAATATCAGTTGCTTGGTCATCGGTAGCAATAGAGACAAAACCAGCGTTATCAATCAACCCAACATAACCAGTGTCAGTCCCGGTCACCCCAGAATCGAATGCCAACTTCAAGATCCGAGCCGAACCCTCACTGGTCAATGTGTTTCCGGCAACCTTCTCCTGCTTCAACTTGCCAGAAGAATCATATACGCGGAAAACAAAGTGACCATACTCCTGAATGCCTATCTCCATCAGTCTTCCCGTACTATCAGCTTCAATGCTGAAAACTGGAATGTGTCGCCAATCAGCACGAGGCGAGAGTTATCAAGTTCGTCCCAGTACAACAAGTTCCCACCTGTCTCCGAATCAAACACCCCAACACCCACGACCGTCTCACCAACAGAAGGCAAACCTATCAATAAAGGCCAGCCCACCGTTGAGCTGTTCTCTATCTTCATGCGGTTTTCATCCACCGATGGAGTGGTCCAGTATGGGTCTGTCGATCGATCCGTATTTACACGAACCCGGCCATTTGTCGCCGACCACTCCACATACCCTGTTCCGTATGTTGTGCCGTCACCGTCAGTGGCCGGGTTCGTAGTAAATAGCGTGACCCATGTCTGGCTGAACGCTGACGCGGCAGTGCCACGAAAACGCTCCAAGACAGCGCCTGAAACAGGATTTGTCTTACCAGTCATGAGTCACTCCATAGCTAGTTCAGCGAACCCATCCGCACGATCTTCTTGGGGTCCATGCGGACAGCACCAAGACCAAGACTGTGGAAGCACTGAAGCGAGTAACCACGCTCCGGCAACTCGTCGAAACGAACCGTCATGTCCTGGGCCATACCAAACACCATTGCACTTCTGGTGTACATATAGGTGTAGGCACCTACGCCGGTGGCAGTTTGAACAATCGCACTAGTGGTGGCTCCGGTGGTCACCTGCTGATTAGTCGGAATCTGGTTCGTCAAACGGAACTCGGCTCCCATGAACTGGGTGACCTCCCCGCTCATCAATGGGCGAAGAGCGTTGAAGTCGTAGCTGGTCAAGGTCTGATCGGCCAGCAAGTGACGGGCAACTGCCGGGTGAATCGCGATGTAGACCGGATCACCAGGAGTGATCGCACCGTTTTGCTCCAATACCTCACGAGCAGTCACCAGATCAGCGACCTTCAGGGTTGCACCAGTAGAATTGTCGTCAGTCTTGACCGTGCTTGCCCAGAGTCCACGAGAGCTGAGGGCGGTCGCAAAATTGGCAACAGACCCCGCAGGGCAATTAGCGGCAGTTGAAGTTCCGCCGCCGGTTCCTCCAAATGCAATGTCAATATCTGATTCGATGACACGACCCGTTCCATCGACAGTAGCAGAACCGTCGAAGGCGTTGACGATGGTCGAGTCCTTCAAGCGGCTAAAGGCAGCCGCCACATTCATGAGGTAATTGGAATCCGGGCGAATCGAGCGAAGCAACGCTGGCTCATCGCGGGGATCGAACAACTCCGCAAACTCGTGGAATCCAGGAGTCAGCGCACGACGCTCGGTAATCGTTTCGCTGTAGTTCTTGTCGTTCGTCTGCATTCCGAACAACTGACCACGATCACGAGTGGTGGTGGTGACTTCCTTGAAGGAGTCGAGGTTCAGAGGATCTCCTCGAAGAGCCTCAAACAAACAAGTATCGGAAAGGCGACTCTCAAGTTCCTGAGCCTTCAACCGGATGGTATCAGCGTAGGCTTGCTTGAAGAGGGCTACATAGTTTCCATCATTCCCGGGAGTTCCCGGCCATGAAGTGCCGGTGGTTGGGTATCCCATAGTAGTATTTCTCTCTCAGCTATTGGTTTGCACAATGCCGTGAGAGTATCCACCGAAGGAGGGTCTCCGTGAGGCTAACGATGCCTTACCGCTATTCTTTCACAGCGTCAGGTACCGGCCTGGAGGGTATCGGTTCCGCTGATGATCATCCAGAATCTGGGGGTTTTTGCAACATATATTTCTTCATGTTCTGCAAAGGACGACCCCCTTGTAGTTCTGCCTCACGGTGTTCAAAGGTGCTACCTTGGCACCCCTCCATCTTGTCAACCTTCTCGTGAAGAGCGGACGAGACCAACTCCGCCAAGGTCATGCCAGGAGTCCAGTATACGGCATTTCTAGCCCGTTCTACTGCTTCGAGGTCAACAAGGAATGTGCGACGAACTCGCTTCGCCATCTTAGAACCTTGGCTTCAGTCTGTCGTCGTACACCCCATCGAAACCTAGTTCATTCAACTTGCCGAGAAGTTCAAAGTATTCCTCTCGATGGACCTCTGCGTCCTTGTGGCGAGGGTCCGTGTGAGCGGGTTCTTTCATCATCGAACGAATCTTCTGCGCGATCTTCATCGGATCTGTCTCTCCGCCAGTTTCGGAGACCGCATTCGTCGGGGTGGAGTCGTCACTCATTGCATTTCCTCTTTCAATCATCATGTCTAAGATTGCAGGATGGTCTACCAGTCCAGTCTTTGATAGCACCTGCTGGATGTCCGGGTTTTCATTGGTCAGAGTGTCAAGACTCCGCTTTGCCATGGCAAGTTTCTCTTCGAGCTGCTCTCCATACCTGCGTCTAGCACCTTCTTGCCACTCTTCTCGGGCCTTATCCAGTTGCTCTTTCTCCGCAGCATCGTCCCTAACAAGTTGCTCCTGGGCGACCGGGGAAAGTTGCGACCATTGCTTCTTCGTCAATCCAGCAACATGGGCCGCTTTTGTCAAAGGATCTAGAACATTGCGCTCTTTTTCCCCTTCTGGAAGATCGTAACCATGGGGAGTCTCTGGCCGACCAAGTTTCTGATAGAAACTATCCCACTCCTCAGACGACGCTTCCGGGCCAGGAACACGAGCGGTCGAACTCAACTTCTGACTCAGCGACTGGTAAGCTTTTGCCAGATCCTCTGGAGTCTTGTACTTCTTGGAAAGACCCTCGTACTCATCGGGAAGCAGGTCTTCCAATGAAGAAGGGTTTTCGCTTGTCTGCTCTTCACTCATTTTTGATCGACTCCCTGTTCTTTATTGCGACGGCTTCATCCACCATCGCACTAACCTTGTAAAACACCGAACGCATCCCCTGACGCTTCGCAAGACCAAGCGGGTCTATCGGAACCCTGGTCGCCTCCCCCTGAACCTCCAGTTGCTTGTTCACAACCTCTTCCGGTTCAAGAGACACTCGCACATGGCAAACTTGCTCTAACCAAGACAACACCCTCTTCCCTGCCCCCGAATCAAACACGGTGGCAAAATCGGAAATAGTGTGCAGGTCTTTGTCCGAATACACATTCCCCTTGTCGCTCATTGTCCTCCTACTTCAGGTGGCACAGCAACTCCAGGCAAGTTACCTGCCGACGCAGGAATAGGACTTGGCGGAGATGCCATGCTCCCACCCTGAGATGCTGCCATCATTTCCATCATTCTTTGCTGGGCAATCTTGTTTGCCTTCGCCTGTCTTCTCGCCTCCACCTCTTCTTCGGTTCGGAATATCTCTGCCGGAACATCGCTCATCTCTGCGTTGTAAGCAGCAATCTTGTCCGGATCTAAATACTCCATGTACGCATCGTCTTGGGTGGCCTGATAAATCGCCAAGCTTCTCTCCAAGAACGCCTGGACACGCAAGGCACTCGAAGACTTTGCTGCCGTGAAGAAGGGACTGGCAAACTCCACATCAATCGTAGTACCACCCAGCATTTCCCCAACTTCCTCCAGTTCCGGCAACGCTCCCCCACGAACCATGATGTGAATCGTGGTATCAATCACCGGCTGAAGGAACTCATGGTTTACCGACTCTGCTGGAGCTGCCAGTCTCTGGATCGCCCGGACCTGTCTCTGCCGACTCTCTTCAGCACTGCGAGGCTGAGAGTCCGGCTCCTGTAACACATCCCCCAAGAACACCTTCATGATCTGATCTCGATCCTGACGAGCAATCAGATCCGCAACGCCGTAGTCAGTTCCGCTCTTGAGGAACTGAGGATTCAGTTTCTGCGGAGGTCGAGTCACCATGATTCCATTGGGGGCAATGTCGAGTTCGACCATGGTGTCATGCTCTACCATGAGAGGTGGATTCAAATCTCGGCCAGCTGCGATCAATATCTGGCGACGGAGTTCATTGATTCCAGCCGCATCGGGACGAGCAAGGTGACCCTTCCCCCTCCCATACTCTTCACCGTCCACCACCATGAATCGAGAGATGGTGTAGGGAAGGAAGTCGTAGCCGCCCTCGCTAATCACCTGGGCAGTTGACTCGCAGAAATACACTGAAGCCCACTTCTTATCAGTAGCCACTGGAGTTCTCACCGGGGAGTTCGGGCCGGTCGGGAAAACAAAATGATAGTAGCGGATCAACTCCATCGGGTTGCCACCATTCATCGCTTCCGAAGCTGCCGAACCCGCGTTGCCTCCGAAGTAGTTGAGGGCATCTGCTGCTGGCAAATCCAACTCCCGAACTGCCATGATCGGAGAACCGTCCTTGCCAAGGAGCCACCACATACTCCCCACAGGCACCGCCTCAAACAGCAGCCCAGAGAAGGTGGAACCATCGTCGTTCAGGCGAGGGGTTTGCTCTTCGACATATAGGGTGGAGTTGCCAAGGATCGCAAAGTCTCGCAAGGACTGAGTTGCCTGGATGTAGAAGTTAGAGTCGCCAAGTGCCTCTAGAATCTTCATGGCAGCTCGGTCGAGAAGGGCACGAACCTCGATGTCGGAACCGGACTGTCGGGCCTTCAGGCGCAACCAGTCCGTCGAACTGGGCAACACTGCAC